CTACAAAATCAAGATTCGTATCACCGTCATCTTTACCGAAAAATACTCCATCACTTACACCGTCAATAGCAGTAGTATCTGTGATTGTTAAACCAATCAACATGTCTGATTGTGTTGCATCACTTAATTTAAATCTAGTAGAAAAGTATGCTTTTTTACTAGTGCTTAATTTAAATGCCTCACCTTTAAGTTGTAACTCCTCTGAGTCATCATCAGCATCATTGGTTGTAATAAGTAAAGCTCCTCCAGCCGAGCTGGTAGCTTGTATAACTTCACCTGAATCTCCGCCACCGTCTGTAGATGTAATCGTCCAGTCAGTTGCAGTGTATGTCATGAAGTCATTAAAATATCCGTAGAAAGTTTGATCTGACGG